TACCAATGGGGAGAGAAGATTTAATCCCATCCGATTACGAGATAGTAGATAAACGAGTGGTAAATGAAATCGAACATCCAGAGTTCAAGTTTGATTTACGACCAAGCCAAAAGGCGGTTTATGATGAAGTACAAGACAGTAGTATAATTAACGCATGGGTAAGTTGGGGAAAGACATTTACAGGTTTAGCAATCGCAGGAAAGCTAGGTCAAAAAACACTCGTAGTTACTCACACGACTAACCTACGTAATCAGTGGGAAAAAGAGGTGAAAAAATGCTTTGGATATACAGCAGGGAGAATAGGTAGTGGAATGTTCAATATAGATGCTCCTATCGTCTGCGGGAATATTCAAACTTTATACCGTCGAATGGACGATATAAAAAAGGAGTTCGGGACTCTTATACTCGACGAAATGCATCACGTTAGCAGTCCAACTTTTACTAGGATTGTAGATGAAATGCCGTGTCGTTATAAGATTGGACTTACAGGAACGCTTGAAAGAAAAGACGGCAGACATGTTGTTTTCCGTGATTATTTCGGTGACAATGTAATGAAACCGCCAAAAGAAAACTATCTAGTTCCAAAGATTGACATTCTTAAAACAGAGATTCGATTCTTGGATGGTAGCTATACTCCATGGGCAGAACGCATAAATCACTTAACGATGGATGCAGAGTATGTACATGGCGTTGCAGCAACTGCAGCTCGTTATGCAGCAGAAGGACATAAAGTTCTAGTTGTATCAGATAGAGTAAAGTTTCTAAAAAGTTGTGCTGCTTTAGTAGGTGATAAAGCAGTTTCAATAACAGGGGATATGGATTTTGCTGAAAGAGAAAGAACTATGGAAAAGATAAAAAATGAAAAACAAATTTTATTTGGAACACAGTCAATTTTTTCAGAAGGCATATCTATCAATGAACTAAGTTGTTTAGTATTGGGTACACCAGTAAATAATGACCCTTTACTTACACAGTTAATTGGTAGGATAATAAGAAAGATAGATGGAAAGAAACAACCAGTCGTGGTAGACTTTCATCTAAAAGGTAAAACAGCGGCTCGACAAGCAAGTGCTAGAATGGGCTACTATATGAAACAAGGTTACGAGGTAAATATATTATGACAGAACCGCAAAAACAAACTATAGATTTGAATGTCGAGGGCATAAGAGAAAATATAAAGTTATTTATGGCAACTCCAATGTATGGAGGTATGTGTAATGGACTATATACTAAATCTTTGATGGATACTACAGCTATGTGTATGCAACATGGAATATCTAATCAAATCTATTATTTATTTAATGAATCTCTAATTACTAGAGCAAGAAATTATTGTGTTGCTAATTTTTTGAAATCAGATGCAACACACTTAATGTTTATAGATAGTGACATTTGCTGGAGGGCAATGGATTTATTATATATGCTACACTTAATAAATGAAAGTCCTGATAAACTTAGAGTTTTTTGTGGGTTATACCCAAAGAAAACAATAGCATGGGAAAAAGTATTACATGCAGCTAAGTCAGGACAGTATGATAACGACCCTAAAGGACTAGAAAAGATAGGTGGGGATATGGTATTTAATCCAGACCCAGAAGCTTATCCAGACGGAAAAGCTCCTATATTTGAACCTGTAAAAATCAAGGAAGGTGCAACAGGATTTATGATTATACAAAGAAGTGTATTTGAGGAATATGCAGAAGCATACCCAGAACTACTATATACTCCCGACCATATTCGTGAGGGAGAGTTTACTATGGGAGAACAGATTACTGCTTTCTTTGATTGTATTATAAATGACCAAAACAGATATTTAAGTGAGGATTATATGTTCTCAGAGTACTGTAGGAAAATAGGTATTGACATATGGGCATTACCTATGGTAGAACTCATGCATTGTGGAAGTTATATCTTCCAAGGTAGAGTTATAGATATGGCAATGCAAGGCGTACATGCTACAATTGACCCTGCATATGTTGAAAAAATCCAAAAACAGAGGGAGGATGAGAGCTCTGAAAAATAACTCTTGACAGAAACTCAAAAATTTGTTATAATATATGTTACTATATAACTGGGATAAAATTGTAAAAATAAGCAAAGGGAATGTTGGTGATATAATCACAATCCTTAGAATTATTACATACAAAATCCAACCGAAAAACTATTACGATAAGACTTTTAAATTTTATAAGTATCGTTTTGGTGGCAAATCATTTCTCACGAATCCTAAAGATTTGATGGAGATAGGTCGGTCATATAGTGATAAAGAGGTGGCGGAGTATGCAGGTGTCGCATCGTTCCGCAACTATCACGACTATGTTAATAGTAAAGACACCACACTAGGACTTCTGGAATGTCCAATTTCAGAAGAAATAATAAAAGCAAACAGACTGCTCGAAATAAAAGAAGGTAGGATTCATTTTTTATTCGAGGAGACAATAGGAGAAAAATAAAATGGCAATTGGATTCAACCAAACCAAGGGCTCAGCCCAAAAAGAAAAAATCGAAACTTATAACTATGCAGGTAAAGAAGACCACCACTTAAGAATGGTGGGTGACTTATTACCTAGATACGTCTATTGGATTAAAGGAGAGAATAACAAGAATATTCCTATGGAGTGTTTATCTTTTGATAGAAACTCTGAGACCTTTAACAACAAAGAACATGACCATGTTCGTGACTTTTATCCTGACTTAAAATGTGGATGGTCTTATGCCGTCCAATGCATAGACTACGCTGACAAACAAGTAAAAGTTCTCAACCTAAAGAGAAAATTGTTTGACCAAATGATTGTAGCTATGGAAGAGTTAGGTGACCCAACAGACCCTGTTACAGGATACGACATTCATTTCAAGAGAAAGAAGACAGGTCCACAGGTATTTAATGTTGAGTATCAGTTACAAGTTCTTAAGTGTAAACCAAGAGAACTAGAAGATTGGGAAAAAGACTTAGTTGCAAATCTAAAGTCTATGGACGATGTTCTACCAAGACCAACTGCAGATGCACAACTTGAATTACTTAGAAGAGTAAATAATCAAGGCGATGAACCTTCTCAGGAAGTTTCAGAGGAGTTTGATGTATCATGATTGGAGTAGGAGATAAATTTCCAGAGTTTTCACTGAATGGAGTAAGTGGTTTACTGGAAGATACAGATAATGACACAGACCACGACTTTGTTAAAGTTAATAGTTGGGATTTATCTGACTGGTCAGTAATCTACTTCTATCCTAAAGACTTTACATTTATTTGCCCTACTGAAATAGTAGGTATGGATAATTTAATAGCAGAGACTCCAGAAGTCTATGGTATAAGTCCAGATAACGAATATTGTAAATGGAATTGGAAGTGTGGTGCTGGTGAAGAAGGCGCTTTATATGGTGTTCAACACGCACTCTTAGCAGATTGTAATAACACTCTTGCAACAGAATTAGGAATAGTAAGTGATGAAGGTGTTCCTTACAGAACAACTTACATACTAGATCCTGAAGGCGTTATTCAGCACATATCAGTCAACGCTCTTAACACAGGCAGAAATGCGAATGAAGTTCTTAGAACTTTACAAGCATTAAAAGCTGGTGGTCTAACAGGTTGTGAATGGCAACCAGGAGAAGACTTCGTAGCATGATTTTATTTACAGCAGATTGGCATATAAAGTTAGGACAAAAGAATGTACCTATATCATGGGCTTGTTCCAGATATAAATTATTCTTCCAACAAGTACAAGAAGCTATAGATAAACATGATGTAAGTTTACATATCATTGGAGGGGACTTGTTTGACCGAGTCCCTTCTATGGATGAACTTACTCTCTATTTTGACTTTGTAAAGGAGGTTAGTGTAGATACGATTATATTTGACGGTAATCATGAAGCTACAAAAAAGAATCATACCTTTTTTACAAACTTAAAAAGAGTCACAGAAGAACTCAATCCAAAAGTAAAAGTTATTACAGATACTTTTTATTGTCAGGATTGGGCGATTCTACCATATGCTGACTTACATGTAAAAGGCAGTATAGAAAATATAGATGCAGAGTATCTATTTACTCATGTTCGTGGTGAAATACCACCTCATGTAGTACCAGAAGTAGATTTGAAAAGATTTGACAAGTTCAAAACCGTGTTTGCTGGAGACTTACATGCTCACGAGAATACTCAAAGAAATATTGTGTACCCAGGAAGCCCTATGACTACATCTTTTCATAGAAATATTGTCAAGACAGGTTATCTAATTATAGATGATGATTGGTCTTGGTCATGGTATAAGTTTGACTTACCACAACTCATTCGTAAGACTGTTGACAGTCCTGATGAAATGGTACAAACAGACTTTCACCATACTATCTATGAACTAGAAGGAGATGTGTCAGATTTGGCAAAAGTCAAAAACTCCGAACTACTTGATAAAAAAGTTGTAAAACGAACAGTAGAAGCAACTTTAGATTTACACGCAGATATGTCTATATCAGATGAGTTAGGCATATATTTAAAAGAAATATTATCATTAGATGATAGTAAAATAAGAAATATTATGGGAGTTTTTAATGATTATTCTACAAAAACTGAAGTGGGATAACTGTTTCTCTTATGGAACAGGTAACGAGATAGACTTATCAGAGTCTACTCTTACACAATTAGTTGGAACTAACGGAGTTGGTAAATCTTCTATACCATTAATATTAGAAGAAGTTTTATTTAATAAGAATAGTAAGAATGTTAAAAAAGCAGACATCGCTAATAGATATGTTAACAAGGGATATGATATATCTCTTGACTTCAGTGTTGATAGTGATTCTTATTGCATTTCTGTTAGTCGTAGGTCTACACTTAAATGTAAGCTAACGAAGAATGGAGAAGATATAAGTTCACATACTGCTTCTAATACTTACAAAAGTTTAGGAGAAATACTTGGTATAGATTTCAAAACTTTTTCACAGTTGGTATATCAGAATACTAATGCGTCTTTACAGTTCCTTACTGCGACAGACACAAATAGGAAAAAGTTCCTAATTGACCTCTTAAAATTAGACGAGTATGTATCGTACTTTGAGAGTTTTAAGGAGGCAGTACGAGTAGCTTCAAGTGAAATTACAGCTACCAACGCCAAAATATCAACTATTGAGAAATGGTTGGAAGATAATTTTTTGGAAGATACGACACTACTTACAAAAATGGATTTACCATTTCAATCGGAAGAAGATGAGAAATCTTTAAGTTCCCTACAAGTAGAGTTTGAAAATATCTCCGAAAAGAACAAAAATATAAATACTAATAATAATTTGAAAGAACAGTTAAATTCAATTGACCTTCACGAAAATAAAAGATTATTAGCAATGCATCCAGAACTTATAGATACATCTGCTCACTTAACCCGTTTAGGGGCATGGAAGTCAGAAGGTATACACGAGGAAAAGATGTTACAAAAATACCAAGCCCTAGCGGGTATGGAAAATGCAGAGTGTGTTACTTGTGGTCAAGATATAGACCAACTCTTTGTAGAGACATCGATAAAAGAGCACACAGAAAGAATGGAACAATGCGAAAAATTCGCACAGAAAGATAGAGAAAAATTACAAGAGGCAGAAGAGCATAATGAAATACATAGGACAGCAACCAAAAACATCGAAGATTGGGAAAGCATCTACAGGAGTATTGACAACAAACTCCCTTCACAAGTCATTAACGGAGAAGAGTTGGGGGATAAGATTCAAACGCTTCGCGAGAGGATTGCCACTGCTCGGGAGTCTCTTTCGAAGGTAGTAGAAGAAAATGAGAGAAGAGAAAGACACAACACAAGAATTGGAATCATACAAGAACAAACTGACGAGTTTCAAAAGCAACTGTCATCACACGAACTTAGACTTGAGAGTGCAGAAAACAAACTTACGATTCTTGAAATACTTAAAAAGGCATTTAGTACAAACGGGCTCTTGGCCTACAAAATCGAATCCCTTGTCAAGGAACTAGAGATACTTACAAACGAGTATCTTGCAGAGTTTAGTGACGGTAGATTCAGTATAAATTTCGTTGTAGAAAACGACAAGTTAAATGTAGAGGTATCAGATAATGGAAACATTATTGATATTCTCGCACTTTCTTCTGGTGAACTAGCGAGAGTAAATATTGCTACTCTAGTTGCCATTAGAAAGCTAATGACTTCGATAAGTAGAAGTCAAATCAATGTTCTTTTCCTTGATGAAGTTAATCAAGCATTAGATGAACAAGGAAAAGAAAAGGTAGTGGAAGTCCTTCTGAAAGAAGAAAATCTAAATACATATTTAGTTTCTCACGGTTGGACTCATCCACTGCTCGAAAAAATAGAAATAATTAAAGAAGATAATATATCATGTCTGAGCAATTAGACCCCTGGAAAAGAGATATACCAGATAATGAAAATCGGTATGAACAACAACTCGAACTGCAATTGAATAAAGTTGCAGACGCTACTGAAGAAGAGTGGAAAGAGTGGGAAGAAAAAGAACTTAACTGGTGGGCAGAGATACAGATACCGTTCGTTGCCTTTATGGCTTTCGTTCAGTTATTTGTATTTGGCGGTATGCTCATGGCATTTTACTTAATAGGAAAAGCAGTATGAAACAACCACCAATACATAGAAGATTAATTATGTTTGTAGTTGAATGTTGGAGATTAGTCATGGATAATAGATACAATCCATTGAAGTATATCCCCGACCCAAGTTTACAGACATATTTTACACTGGTATTATTTACAATGTGGAGTGTATATTTTGGATTCTTAGCAACTTACTATATGGGGTGGCTAGGATATAATACAATAATAAGTATAGTAGTCCATATTGCAGTATTATTACCAGTTGCGTTTACAAACGCAGTGTTTAAAGACGCAGAAAGAGATAATGCTCCCTGGTTATTACAGTGGAGAAAAGAACAAAGTGCATGGAAGTTTTGGCAAAATAAACCAAAACCAAACATGGTAAAATGGGATATAGATAGAGAAGCATGAAGTTTTATGTAATAACAATAGTAGTAGTTATGTTTTCATTGATAACATATACATATCAAAACTTAGAGTACTCAGGTTATGAGAGAGCTCATGCTTGTTATGGAGAGTGCTATGAAGAGTATGTTAAAATACACGGCACACCAGCACAGATAGAACAAAGAAAGAAAGCAGCTGCTGAAGGTGACCCTTTCAGTTCTATCAGAAGTTTATGGGCAGGTTGTGCAGCCTGTCACGGTAACCAAGGTCAAGGCATGGCAGTATTTCCTAAACTGGCAGGTCAAAACTCAGAGTATATAATCGACAGACTTACTACATATAAAAATAGAGGAGAAGTCGGAAACATGAGTTCCACAATGTGGTCACAAGCAGCAATGCTCTCTGACCAAGAAATAGAAACATTAGGAAAATTCATTGAGGAGACAATGAAATGAAAGTAGAAATATATAGTATACCAAACTGTCCGTATTGTACTAAGGCTAAAAACTTAGCAACAAACAAAGGACATGAAGTAATTTATAACATGATGGGTCAAGAGTTTCAAGCTACAGATGTAAGAGAACTCTTTCCAACAGCTAGAACATTTCCACAGATTATTGTGGACGGCGAAAAGATTGGAGGTTATGTTGAGCTGGAGAAAATGATTGGTTAATTCAAGAAGGAAAGGACATGACGCAGAATTAAAAGTCGCTGCGATGTTACACAGACATACTGGTCTAGCCTTTACACAGACTCCAGGAAGCGGTAGTGGTAAAATTAAGGGAGACCTTTATGTACCACACAAACATAACATATTTACAATAGAAGTTAAGTTCTATCGTGATATGGCTTTCAATCATAAAATCTTTACTCAAAAGAGTAATACTTTCGTTGGGTGGTGGTCAAAACTTTGTAAACAAGCACAGCAAATGAAACAAGAACCTTTGCTTATATTCAAAGAAAATCACTCTCAATGGTATGTGGCAACGACAAGAAAGCCACTTTACAAAAAACATATGTACATAAACTGGCTAGGGTGCTATGTCACCTTTGCTGAAAAATTTTTAGAAACAGAGGAAATAGAATTTACAAATGGCGATAAAATTTACGAGCCATGGAAAGCCAATCCCGAATGGGAACTTATTGATTGTTGATGGACTCAATCTGGCTTTTCGATGGAAACATCAAGGGAACTTAGACTTTGAACATGATTATGTTCGTACAGTTCAATCCCTTGCAAAGTCCTATAACTGTGGAGAGATAGTCATATTAGGTGACGGCGGTAGTAATTATCGTAAAGAAATTTATCCAGAGTACAAAGCAAATCGTAAAGAACGATATGCAGAACAGACCCCTGAAGAAGAACAAGAGTTTCTAGATTTTCTTGCAGAGTTTCAACTAACAATGAATACTCTAAAAGAGAAGGGATATCTTACACTTAAATATCAGGGAGTCGAAGCTGATGATATAGCAGCTCATATAGTACAAAATCGAGAGAATCTCGGTATTGATGAAGTATGGATGATATCATCTGATAAAGACTGGGATTTACTAGTCGATGACAAAGTCAGTCGTTTTTCGACTGTCACAAGAAAAGAAACAACTGTCCATAACTGGGATGAACATTATGAGTTTGAACCTGAGTACTTTCTTACTTACAAGTGCTTAACAGGAGATAAAGGCGATAATGTCCCAGGAGTTAACGGAGTCGGACCAAAACGTGCTACTCAGTTAATAGAACAGTATGGAGATGTTTTTGATATTATGGCGAGTTTGCCTATCGATGGAAAATACAAATTCATTCAGAACTTAAATGAGTTCGGAAGTGAAGGATTAGAAGTCGGTATCAAACTTATGGATTTAACATATGATGTCGATGCTGCATTACTAGGGCATGGGCAAGAAATAACAAAATTGGTAGAAAATTATGTCAGTGAAGATAGATTATAGTAAAGACAAGTTGCTTGATGAATTTGCAATAGCAACTTTAAAAGATAGATATATGATTCCTGGAGAAACATCTCCTCAGGAAGCATTTGCTCGTGCTGCAGAAACATTTGCAGATGACGATGACCATGCACAGCGTTTATATGATTATGTAAGT